ACATAATGTATAACTTTTGCTTTTACCATTGGACTGCCATAACTTAATACTCCGTGCAATTTACCATCTAAAAAGCAACCAAAATGTAACTTACTATTAGGCACAACCTTGCCTGAATAATGATTTAATTTTATAAATTCATTAGCAATCTTGCTCGGTATAACTTTTATTAAGATTTCCTTTGCTCTGCCCATTGCATTACGATTAAATATAAAGCGTTACCATTTGAATTTTCATTACCCATTGTTTCAGCGTATTTATATTCCTCCGTGCTTTTTATTTCCTCAATAGCATTTTTGATTTGCTCTGCTTGTTCATCTGCCAAAGTGAAAGTCATTTGTTGAAATGGTGACTTATCCCCGTTTGGTAAACTGAAATCTTCGCCCAAATCTTCTACATTACTAAACCCAATAATATCAATACCCCAATTTGTAAGTTCTTCTGAATCCCAATTATTTGCCAGGTCTGACCAATCCCATTCCCCAAAACTTGCGTTATCTTTTACAATAAACTCTTTTTGCTTCTGCTCATCCCAATCAACTATATCAACATTGATTTCTTTTAATCCTGCTTCTTTAATTGCTTTTAGGCGCATATTTCCGCCAAGTACAACCATATCTTTATTGACTACAATAGGACGCACGTTTAACATATCAGGGAAATCCTGTATTGACTTTACAAGTTTTTTAAACTTCTCGTCTTTAATTAAACGGGGATTGTTAGGATTAGCAATTACTTCCGTGATCTTTACTTTTTTTATCATAGGTTTTAAATTTTACCTGCCCTGACCTCTATATGCTTTAGGTCTTTGGCTATGTTTGTTAAAGGACTTTTTAGCGTGTCCGCGTTTCCTTTTACCAAAATTAACCTTTTTTGAATCACTTTTAACCTTTGCCATCTATTTTTTTATTATGTATGTCTTTTAAATAATCATAGTGCGTCTTTGTATCGCCCATTACAACGTGGCATTGCCTACATAATGCCTGTAAATTTTCAATCGTATCTGCCTTGTTTGATCCGCCCATTCCTCTTGCGTCTATATGATGAATGTCTACTGCTTTAGATCCGCAAGCCTCACAAGGTATAAAGTCCTCTATTCCGTAACCGAAATAATCCAGGTATATTTTAACGTGCTTTTTCATTATCAATTTGTTCAAGTTTCCTTTGCGCCCAAGCAACGCCTTCGTCGCCGCCCCAAGCTAACCACATAAGCGCACCGCAATCGTTTTTAGGATCGCCTTTGCTATTCTCTCTGTGCCTTTCAAAACTTGCCATTCTTGCTATTGTATCCCTTGTAATATTTTCGCCTTTAGCTAATTGATTAGCACGCGCCCAACCAACAGGCGTTCCACATTTACGATCGTATTGATCTCTAATATTTATTGCTCTTTGCGCGTTTACTCTTGCGGCTTGTGGATAATCTTTGTAACTATCAACCATTGATACACGAATTGCAGCCCATACGCTTTGCGCCTTTTCCTCTGTATCGTATATGCAAGCACCTGATCCAATTCTATATTTTCCGTTTGAGCATTTAATTACTGGCATTTCCTATCAATTTACTATAAATAGCAAACCTCTGCTTATTTACTTCGTGTAAGTTGAAGTTCTTATTGCAATACTCATAAAGGTCATTTCCGTACTGCTTTCTTGCTGCCTGATCGTGGGTTAATAGTTTAATCCAATAATACCAATCCTTTTGGCTATTGACGTGGCACGCGGGATAAAAGCCCTTGTAAGGATGCACATTGCTTACGATAGCGGGGTTTTTCTTTGATGCCGTTTCTAATACTTTTAAATTTGACTTCATTGAATTAAACTTAGAATCCACCAAAGGAATTAGGCTTATGTCAGAATCACAATAAGCAGCCATATATTCCGTTACCTGGTTATAGTTATATATCGTAGGCTTTAGCTTTAAACCATTTGTAAAAGCGCAAATCATATTATCCCAAATATGTTTTTCCCCTTCATTGTATCCTGCTATGATTGTCCTTACAGGGAAATTAATGCGCTTCATTGGATTGCGTAGTATTTCCAAATCCCTTCCGTGCGTTCCTGATCCTGACCAAAATAGCCTTACAAGATTAGAAGGCTTTTTATCTAAGATAAATTGCTCCTCGCCGTATGGAATGGCATTTGGCAATATTTCTATGTTTGTATTGTGCTTGTATATTTCCTCTGCTAATCTTTCGTGCGTGCAAGTACAAAGGTCTGCTATCTGTATCCAATTTATAATCTGCTCTGGTATCTTTTTTAAAATATAATCCTGATAAAGTATATGTGAAGGTTCAAGATGCCAATAATCGTCATTATCAACTACAAATTTAAAGCCATACTTTTTGCGCCATTCAATCATCTGCTCTGGTTTAATGTTAGCAAGCATCCTATTCATTACCACAATATCAAACTTCCCCTCAAATGTTTCCTCGCTTAACGTATCCGTAATCAAGCAATAATCTTTTTTCATATTAACCAACGGCATCATTATTCTATGATACCCCACCCCGCTTTGCTTACTTGTTATTGCTAAAATTCGCATCTAATTTTTTTTTCTGTATGATATATAGGTTGATACTTTTCCCAAATCGCCTGCGCCTTTTGTAGGCTTGCATCCTTCATAGCCCTATACTCTGTGCCATTCCCAACATCGTGTCCAATATGTTCACTTCTTAAATCAGGAATATAGTAATTAGTAAAACCCGCAATGATAGCCCTTTCTGCATAATCCCTGTCCTGCATTCCGTATGGATCGTATTCAGTATTGTATCCGCCAATTGTGTCAATCAATTCCCTTGTTATAAAATTATTGCCAAAAGGAACGTGGGTTTTATGAATCCCGTCAACTAATGGTGGCAATTCCTCAACGCAATGTATTCCAATAATGCCTGTTTTTGACACACGTTGCGCAAACATAACCCAATTTTTAAGCCAATTGGTAGGAAGTAAAATATCATTTGCTAATAAGCATACGCCATCATATCCCCTTGTCATTTTAAGCCCTGCATTAACTCCCGCGCCTATTCCTCTTTTATATCCTACATTGCAATTTGTCCAATTAAATAAATCATAAGGAACTTGATTGCTACCATTATCTACTAAAAAACAATCGGCATCATATCCAGAATTAAAAAAATTATGATCAATCACGCGCTTTGTTAAATCGTTTCTATTTAAGGTTAATAAAATTACAGCTACATTCATTTTAATATATATGTTTTGCTTTCTGGTTTATCAATAATTAAAGTATATCCGTTTACTTGCATTATTTCATTTATCTTATTCCATCCTATTGTTAATTTGTGTGTACCAACATATCCATCCCAATCATTCCCTACGTCTGTTAATGGGGATTCAAAATGAATACATTTAACTCCTTTGCAATATTTAGCTAAATCTTCAAAATGGTCATTGCTTAGATGTTCAATAAAATGAGTAGCTATAATAAGATCTGCTTCTATTGTTCTTTTATCTTTAAACCAATCAAATTTTGTAGGCAAAATATAATTAACTTCTTTGCATTTAGTTGAACGAATTGCAGCTTCGCAAATTTCTATACCATACCAGGCTGATATATTAAAGTCTTGCATTGCTTGTTTGGCTAAATCGCCTTTCCAGATGCCGAACTCCAATACTATTGGTTTAGTGCATAGTAATAACGCTTCTTTTACATTCTCATAGTTATAATGATTCTGCTCTGGATAACGTGCTTCTAATTCATTATGATAAGCTATTTGCTCATCAATTGTCATTGTATCGTAGTGTTCACGCCACTTGTCAAATTCGTTCATTTTTTTATATTTGGTGAAAGATATTTTGCAGGCACGCCCGCGTATTTACTAAATGATTCTGATTCCCCTTTAAAAAAAGCACTTGCGCCAATCATACAACCTTCGTTAATTACACTAAACTGATGCAATACTGCATTTAATCCAATGTTTGAATATTCTTTTATAACCGAATGTCCGCCAATTTTTGCCCCGCAGCTTATTGTAACGTTATCCCAAATATGGCAATCGTGTCCTATATGCGCGTGCTTCATTATAAAACAATTATTTCCAATCGTTGTAATATCTTCAGTTCCTGCGTCAATAGTAACCAAGCCTGTTATCATATTTCCATTTCCTATGATTACTTTCCCTATTGTTTTATCCCAATATTTTTTATGCTCTGCGGGATCGCCTATAATACAATAAGCACCAATGTAATTGTTATCCCCTATGATAACGTTATCGCCTATGATGGCGGTTGGGTGTATAAAATTTGCCATATTATTGTTTTTCAAACCATTGATATAATCGCATTACCATTTCGAACTTACAAGCACCGCACCATACTGATACTATAAAATTAGGATCTAAATACGTTCTGTAAATATGTTCGTACATTTTTAAGTCATCTAATTCAAGATTTCTTATGTATCCGTTTTTAGCACATTCATAATTGTTTATGTTAGCTATAAGCCATTCCCTATGCTCTTGTTTTATTTCCATAAAGACCACATTAGTTTTGTTATTATTGGGGCTAAGAATCCTGCTATAAACATTGTACTTGTAATATTCTGGATTAATTCAGGCAGGAAATAGTGTATTGGCGCAAGCCACGCAGCCAAGCAACTTCCACAATTAAAGGGCTTGAAATTAATTCGCCATTTATGTTGTAGGTTATGAATCTCAATAAAAAATAATGATGCACAGATAGCAGTTATAATTGATAAAATCATTTTCTAATATTTGTTTTCATTTGTTTTTTGGTTTTATTTATCGTCCGTATGATTGACATATATGGTATGCCTGTTTTACGGCTTAATTCTTTAGCGTTCTTTTTAAAGTCAATAGCATATAATTTTAAAATCTCTTTGTTATACCAATGCAAGCCTTCCATATTTGCTTCTAACTTTTCAAACATACTTTTATCGTAATCATCTGAAACAAAATCCTGATCCACAAACTCTGTGTAATTTCTGTAATTCTTATAGAAAGTACTTCGGTCGCTTTTAATCATATTGAGCATTATCCTAACTATATAAAATTTTAACTCATTCCTTTCAAACATACCTACTAACTTATCATTTTCCATTTCGCAAAGAACTAAAAAAACTTCTGCCTTTAAATCATAGCGCAATTCCTCTGGATGCATCTTATCAAATGCGTCGTTGACTTCTTTTGAAGTCCAATACTGCTCTAAAATTTCATTTTTGACCATTCAACTAATGCGGGTTTGCTTTCTATTTCAGTACAAATATAAACTATTCCACCACATTCGTAAATATCTTTTAATCGTTCCCTTTGTTCCAGGCTTAATTTATCCCCTATTTTTTTAACTTCAATAGCTGCATAAATACCCTTATCGTTATAACCTTGCAGATCAGCCCATCCCTTTTGTATCGTTCCCTTACGCTTTCCGTATGGAATATTGTTTACTCTGTTTAACCTGAATCCCGCATATTCAAGGTTTTTTTTAGCCCACTTTGTTAGGTCGTTTGCCGATATGTCCATAGTAATTCGTAAAATTGTTTTTTAAATTTAAGCCTATTTATGCCATCAATAGCATCCTGTCTTGTAGGATAGCAGTCAAAAAAATTAATAGTATAACAATATTTAAGGCTACCACAATAAGTATACTTAACTTGAAAAACCCTCAAAGTATTTGACAAGTGCTAATTTTTTACATTGTAATTCAATAAAATCCTCTCTTTTTATATCCTGACTAAACTTTTTTGCGTCCAAAGGATGCATTTTATTTAACCTGTATAAATTATCTTCCCTCACTACTCTTATTGTTTCTAATATCTGATCCTGTGTAAAAGCTAACTTCCCTTGTTTTAAAAGGATCTTGAAAACTTTGTCTGCATTAAATACCCGATTAAAATCTTGACGCTTACCATTTAACCAATCTTCTTTTGTAAAATCCACAATTTCTTGTTCTGTTAATTGTTTTACGGGTTGCTCTGGTGGTGGCGGGATATTTTTACGCACTTGATTAGCTTTTGATTTGTAGGCATTCATTATCCCTGATATGTACTTAGGACTAAACTTTTCGTAATGCTCAATATTGCAATCAAATTTACCTTGAACCGCCATTTTAAAAGCTATGCGCATTTCCTGTATTGTAAAAAAAGGATAAGTTGATCGTATAAAATCTTCAATTACTTCTAATTCAATTTTATCAGGTAATCGCGTTAATCCAATTAAAGTAAAGATATATGCTAAATTCTCACGAAGCGTTACAGGACTGATAAGGTTTAACTTATCCCCTTTAAAGGCTTCTATGATAGGTAGATCTTCCTTATCTATTAACCCACTTTGCAAGGTCATCCATTCTTTTGCGACTTGCGGCAGTTGCGTCAGTATCTTTTGAATTTCCATATTTATTTTTATTTTGTAGCCAGGTATTTACTCGGCGTTTAATATCAAAAAACTTTTGGGCTTCATAGCGTAATTTACCACTTTTTGATGGTTCTGTCCAATAATCTATAAATTCCTGATATGATTCATTTAATAAATTTTTATAAGGCTCTATATTATTTATAAATATATCTTTATTTACATTTATAGTTTCAGTTTCAGTTTCCATATGCTTATGCATATGCTTAGCACTTGCTTCGCTTATGCTATCATTTTTTATTGATTTAGCGTTATTTCGCCTACTTTCTGTAAATTTTGACCTTCTTATGGATTCATTATACATTCTGTCATTTACAAAAAACCCATCTACTTGATCAAACTTTTCGTAAATTTCATTATCATATGCTTTGCATATGCTTAGCATATCCTTTTCAGTTAGCTTGCCTTTTTGATGTTGTAGGCATAGCAATCTGATATACTTTCCGACTTGTTCGTCAGTCATTGTAAACGTACCACTTAGAAAATCACTTGTGTAAAATAGCACTGCGGGATCTTTTGACATAAATTAAAAATGGATCGCAGGCTTACAGATAATGGTACTATCTGCTTGCCCTTGATCCAATATATTTGAACTGCGTTGTACCATAACGCTTTTTTATTCTTTTACAAACTTACTAAAATTTTCAATCTCTTTTTCAATTTCATCAACTTTTTCTTTATACCATTTTTCGGTAAACATTAAATTTTCAGCCGTTTTTATGTTATAAATCACAGTCGTATGATCGCCAACTCCGATATGCTTAGCTATTTCATTAAGGGATAATTGAGTATATTTTTTAAGAATATAAGCCGCTGCCTTGCGTCCAAAAATAACGCTTTGCCTTCTGTTCTTAATCTGGATGCTTGTGTCAAATACATCCTCAACTAATTCAACTAATCTATGCGGCATAATGCTTGTAGGTACAGATCCAATTGCAATATCATCTGTTATCAAATTAGCTTTTACTAATTCTTTATGAAACATCCGTAAACTTTGCAACTGATCTTTATAACATTGTACTATATTGTTATACTCCATAATTAAAATTCTAAATCATCATTAGCTAATTTTGTTTCCGTAGGCGCAACGTAATTATCTTCATATATCTTATAATCAGGCTGCGCGGGCTTATCCTTGTAAGAATTAACCCACATATTATAACGCTGACCATTGATTGAAAATTTAATTACTTCCTTTCCGTCTTTGGTAGTGTTTTTCCAAGCACCCCAATTTTCTTTTTTTACTTCTGACATTTTATATTTGGTTTATGGATTCCTCTGAATCCTGATTAAAAAATACTGCTTTAAATTCTGAATGTTTTTCCCAATGGTTTACAAAGGTAATTAATTGATCGTATGCTTCATTATTGTACCAAGCATAGTGATATACTTTTGCCAATATCATCTGCCTTTCCATAGGTAAAAGGCTTTGCAATCCTTTATCTTGATAATTTTCCATACTATTGGTTTTGATTAGCTAATATAATTCTATAAGCCTTGTCGTATTGCTCATTTGTAGTAAAGGCACTTATCTTAATTGCTTGTTTGCTTTTAAGGCTTTCATCCCAGATAGTGTTTTCTAAAAGAGTAATTAACTTCATACGCTTTTCCTCGCCAACCTCGTCTTTATGCTCATTCGTGGCATCCGCATCCTTTGTGTCATCTATTGCAAACAAACCATTTAGGGCGTATTTTCGGGCGTATGAACTCGCTGATCCTGTAATCTGTGCTGCGTCCATTCCTTTCTTTATTTCTTCTTCGCGCGCCCAACCGTGCGACATTGCAACAGTTTCAATTGTTTCACCGTCAATTAAAAATGCCGTGCTTTTAATATATACCCTGTCCCCAATTTGTAAAACTTCGTCGCTAATATTTAAAAAGCAATTATATTTGTGAATAATTGGTTTAACGGCTTCAATAATGTCTTCGGCGCTTCTGTACCTGTAATTGCCGAACTTATTTACTTGACCCTTTGGCGCTTTTAATTCTGCCTGAATTTTTACTAAGTTCATATTGGTTTTTTTAAGTTTAATACATATCCCCGTACTCCTCAAATTTTTCTGTCCATTCAGACATAGGGGTAAAAGGTATTATTGGAAATGGGTTTTTAGGTTGCTGCAATAAATGTGGATAGTAAACTGCCTTAAAATCTTTTAAATTTTTACGCGCATTTTTTAACAATTCATATCTATTTTGAGCATTTGATTTATCGCTTATATCAAATAGCCATTCATAATAACTAACCTTATCCCTTAAATTTGATAGTTGGTGTAATGTATTCATTGTTTAATCTTTTGTTTCTAAAAATTTTTCCTCAAGTACTTGGGTAGCCGGTTTTAAAGATCCGCCCTGTGCTAATATTAAAAACTTTTCGTAGGCTTGATCCTTGTCATAGCTACCAGAATCAGATACAAAATACCCATCCTCTTTTGTGTAAAAATAAGGATCATCTGGTTTGTTGTATTTCGTTTCCGAAATAAATTCAAATTTTTTCATAGTATTTATGCCGTATGGTTTTATTACGGCATTACAAATATACAACTTTTATCCATATTTTATACACTTTATTAATTTATTTTGCAAAAAAAAGCCACTTTTTATAAGCGGCAATGCATTATATATAATTATTTATTTATATATCTTCCTCAACATCAAAGATTTCAGCGTGCATTTCCCCGATAACGTTTGCAATAATATCCAAAGACTGCCTTCTAATTGTCTTGATCCTGTTAGCTTCCATCTTAGAAACTAAAGTCAAATCAATATCTTCTACGGCTGAAATAGCATAATAGGCGCAGCTAATTAAATCACTTCGCGTGGTTGTTTCAGCATCTTCCCATTCTATTTCCTCGCTTATTTCTTGTTTTTCGTCTGACATTATAAATCTTTTAAAATGATTTCATCAGGTCTTTCTATTTCTTTAAACTCCATTTTATTGCCGCCACGAATCTTTGCTAAAACATTTCTAATCTCTTGTTCAATTTCGTGTACTTCCTGAAGTTTTTTAGAAAAATAATCTTCTTGTTGGCATAGCGTCCATTTATTAAATCCTTTTGGCATTTTCATCTGTTTTAATTTTTATAAGTTTTTTTAAATAAATTGACAAGTCCAATGCTTCCTCGTAAGCGTGTTGCAACCATTCTAATTCTGTAAGATCCGTTCTGTCCATAGTAGTCAAGTATTCTTTTAATCCTTTTTCCTCGCGATCTATTAAATCATTTATTATATTATATAAAATTTTAGACATTATTTATCAGTTTTAGAATGATAGTGATTACAAGTTTTGCATTTATATTGAATCCTGGTTAAGCCTGTTGCAGTTACTACCTTATTGTTTTTAATTAAATCATCTGATCCACATTCAGGGCAAGTACCTCTATCCTGTCCAAATATAACTCCGTAATGCGTTTTAGGCTCTATATGTGCGCTTAAAAGTTTAAAAACTTTTTCAAGTAATACCACGTCTTTTTTGCAATACTTAATCATTGCCTCCATAGCTGTCTTATCCTTATGCAATAGAATGTTTTTCCAAAGGCTATATTCTGTTTTAATCTTTTGACCTATGCCTAAAAAATCCGCTATATAATTAAGCCTGTTTGAATTAAATCTAAACTTTTGCCTGGCAACCTTTAAAGTATCAATAGTTGTATATTTTGGGAACATTTGGATATTGTGAAACAAGCACCTTGTCCTGATCCAAGCCAAGTCAAATTTATCCCCGTTATGTCCAACCATTTCAGTAGCCACATTTGCAACCTCAATAAATTGTTCAAGCATACGCTTGTCGTTCTGCTTTGCATCCCATTGTAAAGCATAAACTTCTTTTTCATCTTCCCATTTATAACAGATACAAATGATTGCACGTTCTTGAATTATGTTTGAATAATCTATGTTTTTTTTATATCCTGCCTCCCAAAATAAGCCAATGTTAGGACTTGTCTCAATGTCAAAGAAAAGCCTTCTGCGTTTTGTTTTTAGCATTATATTTGTTTGTATTGTGTAATCCCGTTTATTTTAGTTGCTTTTAAAATTTGCCTTCTGTGTCTATCTGAATAAGAAACGTGTACCCAAAAAGGGTTTAATATATTGCCAAACTCCCAGATCAATTGATCAAAAGGAAGTTTATCTTTTATGTAATTAAAAATATCTGCATTGGTAACATCATAGGTTGTACTATCCATATCAATATCAATGGCTTGCCCCAATGAGTGCTGCGACTTATTAGCACCGCCAATAACGGCATTTAATTCCTTTGACCTGTATCCGCTTGAAATTATAATTGGACATCTAAAATTGGCTCTAATAGGCTCAAAGATATGTTCTGCTAAAAGTTTTAAATTAGCAATATGTTCTGGTGGTGGCATATTAGAAATGCCGTTGCGCTTTGCTGATTCGCTACGGATTAACTCCGCTAATGTAAGATGTTCAGATATGACCATACAAATCGTTTAATTAATATGAATCCAATTAAAATGCCTAATAAGCCCCAAAATCGCCACTTCCATTTATTGCCTATCTCTTTATTGATTTGTGCATTAACCTTATAATATCGCACAGAATCAAGCACAATACCTAATCTTCTTGTATCTACAATATATCCTGTATGTACTTTATGAACTGTAACTGTCTTAACTATTGTTTTAGGCTCTTCTTTGATAGTTATGTATTCAACCCCATTAATATTAATTGTGTCTCTTTTGTAGTTAATAATGGTATCAACAAGTAATGTAGTGTCATTTTTTGTAATAATCGTTGTATCGTTTGCGCAAGGTCTTGTTTTTTCTAATTCTCTAAAAACTCTTTCGCTACTTTCTACATTATTTAAAACTTTACGTTCTGCTTTTAGAATAGGATTGCAGCTAAATGCAATAATTAAGAATAAACATATTAAATATATTGCAAATATCTTAGTCTTATTTCCCATATCTTGTATCGTTTGGATTAAGATAGTTTATAATAATAGGCAAAATTGATATAACTCCTGCGCTAATGCACTCTTCTATTGTTATTAGATAAATATTCCCCTTAGCAATAATCATTGTAAGAACTGCAGAAAGGAATACTTTTACATAACTACCATAAATGCTATTAAGAAATTTCATCATCTTTAAATTTTTTAGTCGCTTTGTAATAATAACGAATCGCAAAGATACCTGAAATAATAGCAGTCAAACCCGCTACTAAAGTTACAAAAGGTTGTACCTGTGTTAGTGTTAAAGAGGCTGCCGTAAGGCTTATACCTGTATTAACTAATGCTTGACTGCTATCTTGGGTCATTTAATCTTCGTTTACTTCTGTTTGGGGATTTTGTTCTTGCGCTAATTTACCTAAGAACTGCAATAATGGTAAGCCATAAGCAGTCGGGATTGTGTTAATAAATTGCTCTAATTCTTTAACTTGTTGTTCGTTTAACGTAATCATATTATTTTATTTTATTCACAAATATAGTTATTATCTAAATATGTTTATAATTATTTCGCAGTTTTGGTTTCTGCAATAATTGATTCTGCAGGAGGTACTGCTACAACTTCTTCTTCTACATTAGGTTCTTCTACAATAGGAGGTGCAGG